GGTGACATATGAGGATTAAGATACTACGAGGTGTCAACGTCCAGACCGCAAACGGCGTGTCCCCAGCTTCGGCTGGGGCCGTCGTCGAGGTCACCGAAAAATGTGGACGTGAGCTGATTGCTGATGGCCGTGCGGTGATTGCACCAGAAGAAAGTACGCAGGCGATACAGCAGGAAGTGAGAGAAGAGCCGATTAAGAAGAAGATGATGAAGCGCTGACATGTTTGCCGAAGACCTAACATCAATGTTTGACGAGACCTACGGTTTCGCGGTGCCAGCGGTCTACAAGACCATGGCTATCTCCGTCCTCTATGACGAGGAGTATTACGCAGCCAACGGTCAAGAGGTAGACATTGAGGGCACGAAGCCGGCTGCTATTTGCAGGTCGGTAGATGTGCTGGGTGTGAAAATCGGTGACAGTATTACGGTCGACTTGGCTCCGTACACCGTGATCAACGTTAAGCCAGACGGCACAGGTATCACAGTGCTCGCCTTGGAGGACGCATGAGTCATGTCAGAACACAGATACGAGATCGTGTGGCGGTTACGCTCTCAGGTCTCACGACGACCGGCGCGAGGGCATTCAAGTCGCGCATCTACCCGATGGATTCGGCTGCTATGCCCGGCATCTGCGTGTATGTGAAATCCGAGAAGGCGATTGAAGAGCAAGACATCCTGCTGGTCAAGGAGGTTGATGTCGTGATCGATGCGTATGTGTCTGGCGTCACTTGGGACACAAAAACCGATACCATACAAGCCGAGGTCGAGACTGCGCTCTATGCAGACCGTAACGCAACGACGGACAAGTATCTGAACGGATTAGCTTTATCTCTTGAATACTCACAAGCCGACAGTCAGTATGTCGGAGATGCAGCGGTGCCGTATGGCGTCCTGCGGATGATTTACAAGGTGCAGTATGCGATCACTCGCGGGGCACCACAAACAGCAGTATAAAACAACTGGAGAACTACAATGGCAGAACTACTTGGCAGGGACTTCATACTCACGAAGGGCTCAGTCGCTATCGCCGGATGCCGCACCAAGAGCTTTACCGTCAACAATGCGCCCGTGGATATCACCTCGGATGACAGTGCTGGCGTGCGTGAACTTCTTGATACGCCTGGAGAAAAAACTGTAGAGATCAGCTTTTCTGGTGTCGCTACCGACGCTACTATCGTCACTGCAGCAATGAGCACCACGGATGTCGTTGACGCTTATTCGCTTGCGTGGGACGGGAGCGCGCTCAGCGGGAACTTCTTCCTGGCATCAGTCGCGATGACCGGAGAGTACAACGGAGCCGTCACTTTTGAGGCGACACTGCAGTCCGCCGGCGCAATTACCTTCGCGTAATTATGGCAGCGATATTTGAGGACGTGGCGATCACCTACGCCGGAAAACAGTACACCGTGAAACCCACCTTCGACATGATTAACCGAGTCGAGATGTCGAAGGTGTCGGGTGGCCTCGGGATTAGCCTTGCAGGACTGACTGCGCGGGTATCCCGTGGTGATGCCCCTGTTACGGAGGTGGCGAAGATCCTTGCATTGATGCTTGTGTCGGCAGGAGCCGATGCGACACCGGAGGATGTATATGTCGAGATCATGACGGGAACTGACGCGAGACCACTGATCGAGGCGGTGACCGCCGCTTTTTTCCCGGTGGTGCGCACTCAGACTGAGAAGGCTGACGGTAAAAAAAAATAGCCGACGACATTGACTGGGGTCGGATCTATGAGATCGCGATCCTTGACTTGGAGCTTATCCCATCAGAGTTCTTGGCGATGTCGCCAAAAGAGTTCTGGCGCCTCTATTACGCGAAGGTAGACCGTAACAAGAGAGAGGCTGGGCGCCTGGCAGATGGAGATATCGATGACCTGCTCGCAATGCTGAAAGACCACAAATCCAATGAGTAACCAGAATATCCTTGTAAAGATCAAAGGCGACGCTTCGAGCTTCGAACGAGCGACTAACAAGGCTATGGGTCTATCGAAGCAGTTTGTTGGAGCCGTAGGGATTGCGTTCAGCGCGGCAGCTGCGGTACGGTTTTCCCGCGCTCTCATCGACATCAGCGACCGATACACGCAGCTCGACGGGCGCCTCAAACTTGTCGCCAAGTCAACAGCTGATTTTCAGGCCGCACAGTCTGGGTTATACAAGGTCGCTCAGGACACGCGCGTGTCTTATGAGGCAACCGTTGACCTGTACACCCGTATGGCCAGATCCACGGGAGAGCTTGGTATCTCGCAGAAAGAGCTTATCGGGATCACCGAGTCCATCAACAAAGCGCTTATCGTCTCCGGTGCATCCGGTGAATCGGCAGCGAAGGCGCTTATGCAGCTTGGACAAGGCATGGGGTCCGGGGTGCTCAGGGGCGAGGAACTGAACAGCGTCATGGAACAGACGCCCCGCTTGGCACAGATGATTGCCGACGGGCTTGGGGTCGGTATCGGGCAGCTCCGCGCTATGGGCAAGGAGGGCAAGATCACTTCCGAAGTGCTTATCGGAGCGCTACAGAATGGCGCTGCCAAGGTCAACGCTGAGTTCAAGCAAATGCCTGGAACGGTCGGGCAGGCGATGACCAAACTCACCAACGCCTTCAACTCAATCGTCAACGAAAGCAATAATGCCGCTGGCGGCACCAGAGGGATCGCCGATGCCATTGATGATGTCGCGAAAGCGATGGAAGACAATAAAGACGGGATTATTGCGGGGGTTGTCGCAATCGCAGATGCCGCAAAGTTAGCTGTAGAGCAGTTTGCCAAACTCGGGGCATACATCCAAGAGAATCACGGCAAAGCCGGTATGATCGGCGGTGGTGTCGCTGGAGCAATCGCTGGAGGAAAAATCGGTGGTGGCGCTGGCGCTGCGATTGGCGGTGGCGTTGGCGCTACGGCTGGCGGCATCTATGCCGTCGCATCGGATTACGCAAAAACGCACCCATCACTGCTCGGGATGCAATCGAAAGTTTTCTCAGGGAGCTACGCCGGCGCAACCGGATCGTGGGGTGACCCGGTTGTCTCTGCCGAATCGGTTCAGCCGGCTACCACCACACCAGCACCGCGCACCACGACGCCATCCAGCAAAACGGCGGACGACAGCGCGTCAAAGATGCAAGAGCGGATCGACAAGCTCCGCGAGTCGCTGATGACCGAGACGGAGCTTGAGAATAAGCGGTACGAAGAGGGCCTAAAATCAGTCAGCGACTACTACGGCAAGACCGCAGACTTTACGACAGCCGATGACGAGCTCAAGCAGCAGCTCGCAAAGGACCATGCCGCAAAGATGTCCGAGATATCCGGGGTCGTGAAATGGGAAGAAGATCTCCAGGCGCTGCAGGACAAATTCAAGTCCGATGGAGAGCTTGAGGACGAGCGCTATGCTACGCAGCTTGAAAAGCTCATTGAGTTCAAGGATGCCGAGCTTGTCACGAAAGAAGAGTACATGCAGATGGCCGAAGACGCTGAAGCGATGCACCAGAAGAACCTCACCGGCATAAACGCACAAGCGGCAACGGACCGGTCAAACAAGGAGCGGGCTGTGCAGCAGAGCATCCAGTCTATGAGGTACCAGACTGCACAGATGGGCATCGAGCTGCTCAGTATGTTTGCGGGTAAAAGCAAAGCTGCGGCCATAGCGGCCATTGCACTCAGCAAAGGCCTTATGATCGCCCAGACGGTGCAAAGTACGGCGGCGGCATCGATGAGAGCGCTCGCGGAGCTTGGTCCGATAGCGGGTCCTCCAGCTGCAGCGTCAATCCAAGCTATGGGTGCGGTGCAGGTCGGGCTAATCGCGGCCACGGGGCTGATGCAGGCGGCCTCAGCATCGAGCGGCGGCGGAAGTATCTCGACTTCAAGCTACGGCACCAGCACCACGACATCATCGGACGGGACGGCCACTACCGACACAACGACAAGCAATAAAACGATCACCATTTACGGACTCAACAAGGACTCGCTTTACAGTGGCGAGCAGGTCGCGGAGCTGCTGAACGAATACCTCGCCGATGGCGGAAAACTGCAAATCATGTGACCATGGCGACACCGCAGCAATATATCGGATATGACAGCATCGTCAGCATCAGCAAAGTCTCTGCGACACGCTCCGCCGAAGGGTACCCTGTGACCAATCTGGCTAACCCAGCCACAAACATCAAGTGGAAAAGTGATAGTACTGAAGAGCAGTATATCACCGTGACGAACACTCTTGATGGCCGTCCACTTGACTACATCGGCATCGCTTCGCATAACTTGGGATCGGCCAGCTGCGGGATTGACATCGAGGTGCTGGAAGAAAGCGGTAGCTCGTGGTATAGCATTCTACAGTTCCCATACTACCCGAGCGACGACAAGCCGATTCTGCGGATAGCACCAGGGACAGACTCTTATGGCTGCTCGTGGAATCAGGACGGGGGCTATTTCGGGTGCTCGTGGTTTCAGGGATTTGGGGAGATTACTTACGCGACATGGAACCAGGACGCAGATAGCTATACAGGCGGATTTTTTGATGACCCGACGGCAGATAGCTACGACACGATCATATACGACGACCCGGCAGCTGATACATATGAGACATACGGTCGTTATGCGGCCATCAGGCTCAAGCTGATGCCATCTGCAGATGTGATGCCAGAAATTGGTGTACTGTATATTGGTTTGGTTATGCAACTTGAGCGCAGCATATATGTCGGACACACGCCGATCACTTACGGAAGAGACGTAGCAGAAGTGAATGGTATGGCTGAGAGCGGAGACTTTCTCGGGCGTATCATCAGGCAGACGACGTACAATAGCGAAGTAACAATGAAGAACCTGACACCTATATGGTATCGAAATG